CCTGTATGTCCATCAACAGTAACGGTACTAGCATTTGAATCGATAACAACAGCTCCACTCGATGTTGCAATAGATACTGCTGCATCACCAGCTGAAATATCATCAGCTGCGGAAGATATTCCGGCTTGAAAATATGTTTTAAATGTAGCGGCACTTGTCATTCTCATTGTACCACCATCATTGTGAAGAATACCATCTGCATCAGCAACTGCTGTAGTGCCTCTTGCAGTATCGCCATCTATTAAATTAATTTCTGCTGCTGTTGCTGTTACTCCGTCTAAAATATTTAATTCTGCTGTAGTTGCTGTTACTCCGTCTAGTAAATTTAATTCTGTTGCAGTAGAAGTAACTGCTACGTCTTCATTTACTTTAGGTGATGTTAAAGTTTTATTGGTAAGTGTATCTGTAGATACTAAAGATACTAAAGTTGAACTAGCACCAGCAGGTAACAACATGGTGTTGGTAACACCAGCTGAATGCGGTTGTGCAATTACAATTTGACCATGTGAATTACTTTCACAATTAAATTGAATAGCACCTGAATTAGTATTACCTCTAACAGTTACATGACCTGTGCCTTTTGCTTCTATATTTAAATCAATATTAGAATCACCGCCTGTTGCTTGTAATTTAGGACCACTGCCTGTTGCTGCGTTGGTTATGTCAAATTGATTAACTGCTGAACTTGTTGTTTGAAATATAATTTGTTCATTACCATTTTCATCTGCAATAAAATGTGCGTCATCTATTAAAATATTTTGAGAGTTAGTATCTAGATTACCACCTAATTGAGGAGAGGTATCGTCTACAACATTTGATATAGCACTATCTGTTGCAAGTCCTGCAACAACTGTTGATCTTGCAATTTTTTTAAGTCCACCTCCTGAAGTATCTATTGCTATAAAAACATCATCTGAAGCTGCAGTTGATATTTCTGATAAAGAACTAACTGCTATTGAATTAAAGTTTGTACCATCTGCAACTAATAAATTACCTGCAGTGTTAGTACCCATAGTAATATCATCACCACCAACAGTAAGATCTCCTGTTAAGGTTAGATTTCTAATTCCTGTGTAATCTTTGTTTGAATCTAATATAACTGCTTTACTTGCTATTGCTGTTCCTACAGCTGTTGATCCTAGATCTAAAGCATTTATTTCTCCAACTACTACCGTTGCTCCATCAAGTATATTTAACTCTGCTGCTGTAGAGGTAACTCCATCTAATATGTTTAATTCCGCCGCTGTAGAAGTTACACCATCTAATATGTTTAATTCTGCTGCTGTTGAAGTTACTGCCGTACTTCCTAAAGTAAGTCCGCTATCTGGTATAACTACACTACTTCCAGACAACGCTGTAAATGTGTTTGCTGTAAATCTAAAGTCATCTGCACCTGCAATTTTAATATCTATTTGATCGTCTGTATCTGCTGTAATACTGGTATCAGCATCTTCGTCTAAAATTAATTCTTCTCCATTTAAATCATTTCCCCCACCTAATCCTGCGTCAACAACATTAGTTCCATTAGCAAAAACAAGTTTAGTTCCTTTATCTGATGCACCAAAAGTAACACCTGATCCAGATACCGTTTTAAATTGAACTGTGTGAGCACCGGATGTTGAATTCTTTATAATATACATTTTCTCTAAAGAATCAGGTATCGTTACAATTTGATTTCCTGAAATAGTTCCCGTGAATTCAATAATCATTTGTCTGGCTGTATCACCAGTAGTTGCATTAGTAATACTTAATGCAGTAGTTTGAGCACCCCCTGCAATAGATTGAGCTACATAACCAGAAGTAATTTCTTGGAACATTTGAAGATTAACATTTGTTTTATCTCCCCAAAGACCTGATGCTTCTCCTGTTGCTATAAGTTCTATTCCTAATGTTGAAAACGATGATGCCATATTTTAATTCCTTAAGGTGTTGGAGAGTTGACTGGTATTCGAATAGTTCCATCCGTATAGTCATCTCTTCTTCTTTGTCCTATTTGTTCTCCTCCAAATTTTTGTATTTCGTCTTGGTATTTTTTTTCGTAATATTGTAACATATCCATGGGACCTTTTAAATAGCCAAATGCTTCTACCAAGCAAGCATATAACAGACCATTAGGAAAATTTAAACTAATAAAATTAGTTTCGTTGCTACTTGCTTCTAGTTTATCTGGAATTTTGTTAAAATGAATTTGATATTCGTAAGTAGAATCAGGCACTGGTGCAAGTAAAATAGATCCTGAAGTAGAACTAGTATTACCGGTTGCTCCACCTTTCATTGCATAATATTTTGGAAAACCTGAATCAGTATTAGCAGAAACATACTCTTCTAAAAAAGTTAAATCTTTTTTAATTAACCAAGTATTAGCTCCAGTAGTAACCGAAGTAGATGTATACACTTGTACTCCTCTTATTACTAAGGCTCCTGCAGGAACATTAACAAAATCTTGATTGGTTACAAGATTACCTGTAGTCGATGATCGATAAGCATCGCTAGGTACATCTCTAAAAATTCTATACTCTGCATTTAATACAAAGTTCTCAATGACAGCATCCGTAAGCACGGTACTTGAAACTTCAGTATAATTTCTAATGTTTGTTCTTAAATCTGAATAACTAATTCCTGCCATATTATGCCTCCAAAGTTACAGGTCCAGAGGTACAAAATTGTCCTCCTCCTGATACTCCTCCTGTTGTAGCGGTATCTGTGTCCACAGTAAAGTGATAAAAATCTGTTGTATTTGAAACGTTACCACTAGAATCTCTTTTACCCACTGTAATAGAATAACCAGCAGCTTTTGCAATATTAGATCCTGTAATTCCATCAAAATTATTTGGATTATTAAAACCATCTGGATCAGATGTAGTAGATATTTTTCCTCTAAATCTAACAGTATCACCTGTAGATCTACCATGTGATTTTTCAAATACATTTATAATACCTGAACTAGCTGAAATAGTTTCAAAAGGATCCGGTCCTAATAAAATTAAAGGTGTAGGTTCTGTTCTATCAGGTCTTGCATTGACTAAAGATTGAGGGTCTCCAGAGTGAGCTCTTAATTCTAACTGAGGATGTTTTTCTTCATATTCAGAAATATGCACAAAAGAACCGTTCCATTCTTTTACCATTTCATGATAAGGAAATTCCATTCCTGATCTATCTGATATTGCTTTAGCTTGTTTTCCTTTTGCGAATGACATTATGCTCCTGGGTAATATACTTTAGGTGTAATGAAAGAACTAGAAGAAGATCCATCTTCTGATAACGCTCTAGCAAACTCATCTTCATAAAGTAATTTCATATTTTGAGTTAATTGTGGATTGTATTTTTGTGACAAATAAAAAGCTAAACCAGATGCCATACAAGGTACAAATCTAAAAGGTACGTCTGTTGCATCGGTGTAAGTAGAATCAGCATCTTGAATTCTTTTTACGTAATAAAAATGTAAGTCTTTAGATGCATTGGTTGAATCTGCCGTTGGATAAACAGTCAAAGTAACTTTATCTACAAATCGTTGTACAAAATATTGAGAAGGTGTTCCTTTAGAAAGCTTATTGGATAATGCTGAATAGGTAGATCTAGATATTTTTGTTAATGCTTGATCTGCTTGAGAAGTAGAAGTTCTACTTCCTCTTAAGTTAGCTTCTAATATATCTGCAACACCGTATACATCGGATGTAGCACTAGTAGAAGAACTAGTCCCATCTCCTGTAGATCTAAAGAATGTATATTCTGCTTGTCCTTCAATTAAATCAATATTAGATTCTGCAATTTCCCAATAATGCAAACCTCTATTACCCCATTCTTGAAACATAATGTTTAAAGAACGTCTTGCTGTTTTTAATTGATATCCAGATACAGATTGTAATCCGATTCTTTCGTAAGCTTCTTCAATGATTTCATCAACTGCGAAAGTCTTGTCGAAAGTAACTGTGCCTGACGTTGTGTTGGCCATTAGTTACCCTCCTATTTTCTCAGTTCTAATATAATGGTATAGTGATCTAAGTTTGTGTGACCACTTGTTGATATATCAATATCACCAGTTACACCAGAACCAGCATTATTTTTAATACCACCAAAAGATCTAAAGTCTAAATGACCTTGGACATTTCCTGCTGCTGCACTTCCACCTAAAATTAAAGCTGGAACATTTGTAGTAGCATCAAAATCTATTTGAACTCTCATTCCTCCAATGTCATACCAAATTTGATCTATTGTAACTTTTGAAGGTGCTCCAGATAAAGCTGAAACATCAACTTTTTTTACTGCGCTTTCTCCTGATCCATCTGATAGATTGGTAAATTTAACTACTACTCTTTTATCTGTGTCAACTAATGTTTGACTTGATACTGCGTCTGCCATTTTGTTCTCCTGTTAGAGAACGGAGCCGAAGCTCCGCTCTAATTAAAGTTAGTTACTATATTAATGAATACTGAACTGTAATAGCATATCTTCCCGCTTGGAAAGAATTGTTATTAATAGTTGTAGTAGTACAAAGATATAGATTTTTAGTTGCAATTGGTAAAGTGATGTTCGGTGTGAACACGTGAATTGAACCAGCAGCAGCATTTAAGTCAATGTCAATTTCAGTCACTGAAGCATCTGCTGAAATAGTTCCAGAGATTGCCACTGCACCCGCACCAACGATTTCTGTTCCTGATGTAACAGCTGCGTTAGTTGCAGTTCCTGTAGTTGCTGAAGCTTGAATGTTTCCAACGTGAGTACCACCAGAAGCCACTTGACTTTTAAATAAAACTTTTTCAATTAAGAAATGTGTCGGTGCTACACTGTTAGCAAAAGTAGTTGGTAATGTTGCATCTAAGGCTCCAATTTCTACTAATATATCATTGTCTGAATATTGAGTAGTACCACCATTTGTTGATGCAAGGGATGCTCCAAATGCTTGAACTTTTAAAGTTCCAATAGCATTGGTTGTAGAGTTAGCAATAAGTGATCCTGTTAAAGTAGAAGTTCCACCAACAGAAAGATTACCGCTTGAGTCTATTGTTGTATTGTCTGTAATAGCACCAGTTGAAGAGTTTTTAGAGATTTGTTTAAAACCACCTTCTGCTCTAACCGGACCATTAAATGTTGTATTTGCCATTTTATATATTCTCCTAGTTAATGAATGTAGTCTTTAGGCCGTCGACTATACGCGTCTACATTCTAATTTAATGCATAGTAAGATTTTTATATAGTTTTTTTTGAAAAAAGGCAAGAAGTCCTTATAGTGAAAACGACTTTTAATGATGTAACCCTACTTAACCAGCGAAAAGATGAACTTCTAAATCTTTAATGTTTTTAGGGTTTTCTTGTTCTTTTAAGATAGATCTAATAACTGTTTTAATCTCATCTCCAAGAACAGACATTTCAGGTGTTACTTCTCCGTTATTCTCAAGAAACATTTCATTCCATTTAGACTCTAGGTTGAGTTTCTTTGCGAATAGTACCATGCTGTTTTTTGCCATTATCTAACTCCTCATAAGTTATATAAAATCCGCGTGTGTATTTTAGCCGATTTGGTTCCCATTCTATATCATTTTTTCCTAGAAAGTCAATAACATGTTTATGGAGTTTTTCAGTGGTATCAATAGGTAATTCACTATCAATATTAAATTTAGTTTGTAATTCTTTCGTAACAATTTTTATTAAATATGTTTTCATTTATCCTTTCTACAGTAAAAAAAGGGGGCTTAAAAGCCCCCTTTAAATTAATAATTAAAAATTATTACGCTGCTCCTGGAGATCCGAAGATACCTCTAGGGTCAGAGAATCCAAATGAATATCTCTCTCTAGCTTTGTATCTAACGTTTCCAGTAGTGAAGTCACCTTCCATAGCTGTTTTGATAGGTGATCTAACGAACATTTTCAATCCGTTAGGTACATCTGTCTTAATGAAAAATGCATCAGTGTCTGTCAAGTAATGGTTGACCACGTAACCTTGTGGTACCATACCTTTAGACGCTACAGCATTAATATCATTATCAGCTGTGCCAGTTCTACCTGCAGACTTCATAAGTCTTTCAGCAGTAAATTGAAGCTCAGAAGGAATAATTAATTTTAATCCTCTAGCCGCAATTTTAAGGCCTCTCTCATCAGTGAACGCTGCGATATCAATTAAAGACTGCTCTAACGAAGTTTCGTTTAAGTCAGCCGCAACTGATAATTCGTTTCTTAAAGTTCCAGAAACGATAGGGTGGTCAGTAGCACAAAGCTCTTTTCCATCCCCACCTGCGAAAGATGAGCTGAACGCGTTGTTTAAAACATTTGCAGCTTTAGTTTGCTTAGTATTAGCCATAGATCTAGCTAATGCTTTTGTATATCTAGACGCAAGTCTGTCGTACAAATTATCTTCGATCGCTTCTTCAGTGATCGAAAATGCAAGTGCAATTGTTTCGTTTGTATAACGAGCTGTGAACGTTTCGTTTGCAGAATCAAATG